AACATCTATAACTGCGGACATTGATATCGATTTAAATGCAACAAATGAGATACCTAAAATAGAGTTTACTAATTTAAATAGTACAAATCAGATTTATAGTATTGGCGTTAATTCTGAAGTCGCCGACCAAGTATTTGACGTTACTCAGATAACTATTGAAACATTAAATGGTATAGGAGTCCCTAAAACGGTAACAGATAATTTAAATAATGATGATATTGAATTTATTAAAACTACTATAACTGGATCAACTAACGCAGATGTTGCAATGTTTTTTGCAAATGCACTCGTTAATTCAAACAATTTTCAGGATGACGAATTTAATTGGAGTAATGGTGAATTTTCTGATAATGAACTTAAATATCCTAATAATGTAGAGTTTTCTGGTGAAACTAAAGCATATCAGATAAGTAGTAATATTATCTCAGATTCAAACAATGAATATTTCACATATACACCTACTACTACTGCAACTACAACTAGTTCTGAAAATCAAGAAATTGCATATTATTTTCAATCAACACCATCTAAATTAAAAGAATATGATAAAGTTGAGTTTGATAATGAAGGTAAAATAATTACAGATTTAGATAGTTTAAAGTATTATAACGTTTTTCAAGGAGACGAATATATGTATCGACCAGTAGGATTCTTATATATGATAGGAAGAAAACAATATTTTGACTTATTTGGTGAAGATGCAATTAATTCACCACAAAGTTATGCACAACCCACATTCCAAACAAAGTTTGAAATATCCTATAAAGTTTGGAAAAATATTAAAGTTGTCAATGGTAATACTGGATCAGACTACACAAAAAACAAAGCTGGTAGTAGGTTAGGTTCGTTTACTTCGTTTAATCAATCGAGATTAGCGTCACAACAATTTAAACCTAAAAGTATTGAGGAATCCGCAAAAGTTTTTCAAAAAGTATTAAATAAATTCACTTATAAAGATGAACCACTAATTGATTTCTTTAATCCGTAATTTGTTTTTTGAAAAAAAATTATTATATTTGTAATATGTATGTTGGAAATATAGTAACAAGTTCTAATTTGGAATTAGAAAACTTTAAGATTTGTCGTAAGTTAGATACCATTGACGATAGGTTACCTACGTTAATTATTGGTTGGGAAAAAACAAAAGAACTTGTTGAGGGTAAAGTATCAATACTACACAAACAAATTAATTCTAAATTATTTTGGACTTTCACAACAAAAGAAAGAAAATCAGAATATGAAACTGATTTAGATTCATTTATTTCCTTTTGTTATAATTCTTTTGGGGAAAACATCCCATATGTTTATTTGGACTTGTTATATGGTAAAAAAATGGTAAACTTTAGAATTATAAGAAAAATATTGAGTTTAAAAAACCCAACTACCTATATTTCACCTAATGATATGATTTATATATATGGTGAAAACTTAATATTTGGTATAGATTTGAATGTTTTATCTTTAATTGAAGGTAAAAAAGATAAAATAGTTAAAACCATAAAAAACTTATCTAATAATACTTTGATAGATTCTGAGATATTTAATAAATGTAAGGATTTTATTTATAAAATAAAAAACAAAAACAGATATATTCCCTACATTTATACTTATGGAATCGAACAATAAAATTATAACGCTAGCGTCTTTTGTATATTTGGATAAAATAGATAGTTTTAAGAAATATCTATACAACAGATTTAAAATATTAGATAAAAACATTTTCCAGTATACCTTTAACGAAGAAGACAAAAAGATTTTAACCTTTATGGTTAGGTTAAATCAAGGTCAAAGAGTTGATACAAGTTCATTTTACCCACCTACTATTATTGTACATAAAAAAGGAGAATGTTTCTATACGATAAACGCACTTAATCAATTAATTGAAATTATAAGTGATACTGATAGTGGAAACATAAATCATCAAGATGTAAAAATAGATTGGGATAATTATCAAAATAAAATGTTAATTATCAAAAATGAAGAATTAAAAATATTGACAATTAATAGAGATTTTTCCTAATTTCTTAATATTTATAAATAAAAAGTATTATGGAAACTAAAAAAGATACTAAAGAAAAAGAAACTTTGGGAAATAAATTAGATAATTTTCTTAACGACACCAATACACAAAAGGAGTGTGAAGGTGAAGAGTGTATGATTAATGATGGAAAAGAAATTGTTGAGAGAGTAAACAAAGTTTATAAGACTAATGATGGTAGACAACTATTAATGTAATATGAGTAAGAAAAATGTAATATCCGAAGATTTAAAAAGATATAGACAGTTATTGGAATATACTTTCTATGTACCAGAAGAAGATGACCCTAAAGATGTTAATGGTGATTTACTTTTGGACGATATGTTAACAGAACAAGATCCACCTGCGGAAGAAGAAGATCCTTTTGCAGATACTGAAGAGACACCAGAAGAAGTAGAGGATACTACTACAGACACTGAAGAAGAAACTTTAGAAGATCCATTTGGTGACGTTGAAGGTGAAACAGAGGTTGGTGCAGATACTGAGGGTGAAACCGATCCTTTTGGTGATACTGAAGTTGAGGATGAGTTTGCGACTGAAGAACCATTAGGTAGTGAAGATACAGTAGAAGTAGATGTGACAGATATTGTTGATAAAACTGAAGAAACTAAAAATTCTGTAGATGGTGTAAGTACTAAAATGGATGATTTACTATCTAAATTATCTGAATTAGAGTCACAAGTTTCAGGAATGGATAACGTTATCAATAAAATCGATGACTTAGAAAAAGAAATCGAAAGACGAAATCCAACACCTGTGGAGAGGTTAGAAATGAGATCGATGGATTCATTCCCTTATAGTGTTAAATTAACTGATTATTGGAAAGATAAAGAAGGTTATGATGCAACAGAGGAGGAAGAAGAATTCACATTAACACAAAGTGATGTTGATAATTTTGATGAAAAAGAAATAAGGTCGTCCTTTGGTTCAGAAAAAGAAGAAGAAAAATAATTTATTTTATAATATCTAATAAAAACCCCACTTATGTGGGGTTTTTCTTTTACTACCTATTGACTTTTTGAAAAACTATACGTAATATTGTATATTATTAATTAAAAAATATATACAATGAGTAACAGTTTAGATGCTATTTTGGCTCAGTATGAAAAAAACACTGAACCAACTAAAAGTGGAAACAAAATGTCGAGTGAAGACAGACTTAAAAAGTATTTCACAGAAAAATTACCTAAAGGGGTAAAAACACAAACAAAAACTTTCAGAATCTTACCTACTAAAGATGGTAAGTCTCCATTTACTGAAGTTTACTATCACGAAAAAAATGTAAACGGAAAATGGGAAAAAATCTATTGTAACCATTTAAATGATGGTGAACATTGTCCATTATGTGAGGCGAAAGATGCACTATATGAGGATGGTTCTGAGAAAGCTAAAAACTTAGCGAAAGAATTCATTCCTAGAAAATTCTATGTAGTTAAAGGAATTGATAGAGAGAATGAGGATCACGGAGTTAAGTTTTGGAGATTTAAACACAAAAAGACAGGAGATGGTGTAATGGATAAACTAATCCCTGTGTTTAAACTTAAAGGTGATATCACTGATCCTAGAGAGGGTAGGGATATCATTATTACTTCAGGTAGGAATGATAAAGGTCATAGTGTAGTTAATTCTATTATGGCGGATGATGTAACTATTCTTACTGAGAATAAAGAATATGCAAACGAATGGTTTAATAATGAAGAAACCTATAGGGATGTATATGCTAAGAAATCTAATGAATATTTAGAAATAGTTGCCACTAACAAAACACCTATTTGGGATTCTGAACAAAAGAAATTTGTTGCGGAAGAGGATAAAGAAGAAAAAGAAACCGCTTCATTATCTGAAGAAATAAATATGATGAGAACTGAAAGTACAAAATCTTTTGAGTCTGAATATAACAATGGTAATAATGAAAATATTAATAATGATGTTGAAGTATCATCCTTAGATGATGATGATGAACTACCATTTTAATTAAAGTATGGCAAAGAAACCACTAAAGAAAAAAGCATCTGATTTTTCGTCTATAAGAAAGAAGTTTTCCTCTAGTGATAAGTACAAAGAACAAAAGTACTTTGATCTAGGGGAAGCCTTTCAGAAGGCGACAGGAATACCAGGTCCTGCTATGGGTCAGATTAATATGCTTTTAGGACACTCAGATACTGGAAAAACAACCGCACTAATCAAAACTGCGGTTGATGCGCAAAGAAAAGGTATTTTACCTGTTTTTATCATTACAGAACAAAAATTTAGTTTTGAACACGCCAAACAAATGGGTTTAGAAACTAACTATGTTGAAGAGGTTGATGAAGAAACAGGTGAAGTTATCGGTTATTGGGATGGATTTTTATTATATAAGTTAGGGTTTGATTATATTGAACAGGCATTTGACTATGTAACAGAAGTTCTAAACGCCCAAAAAAATGGTGAAATACCACACGATATTGTTTTTTGTTGGGATTCTATTGGGACTATTCCTTGTGAAATGTCATATAATGGAAAAGGAGGAAACCAACATACTGCTAGGATAATATCAGAAAAATGGGGTATGGGTATGGCACAGAGAATAACGTCTTCTCGTAAAGTAACATCAGACTACACCAATACTATGGTATTTGTAAACCAACCTTGGGTAGAGTTACCTGATAATCCATTCGGACAACCTAGAATACAACCAAAGGGGGGTCAGTCAATTTACTTATCTTGTGCGTTAGTATTCTTATTCGGAAACCAAAAAAGTTCAGGAGTATCAAAACTAAATGCCACCAATAAGGGTAGAAAAGTTAATTTTGCGATAAGAACTAAAGTTGGTATCCATAAAAACCATATGAATGGTTTGGGTTATGCGGATTGTAGAATTCTCGCAACTACACATGGTTTTGTTGAAGACGATAAGAAAGCAATTGATCAATATAAAAGTGAATATAAAGATTATTGGGCAGAAGTTTTCGACTCAGTAGGTGATGATGTTATGTCTTTTGATATCGTAGAAGGAGACGCAATTGAAACACCCGTTGATTATTCAGATAATTGATTGTTTAACGTTTAATCAATGATGAGTGAGAATTCCAAGTAAGAAAAAAAGAATCCAAAGAACATTATTAGTTGACGGAGACTCGTTGTTAAAAACCGCCTATCATGGGGCTAAAAATCTTTACTATAAAGAAACCCATATAGGTGGTATTTTTCAATTCTTAACTATGGTTCGTAAAATGTTGAATGAAAACAAATTCGACAGAGTATACGTATTTTGGGATGGACAATTTAGTGGTAGACTAAGATACGATATTTACAAAGACTATAAGTCTAATAGAGACAAAGATTTCTATAACGAACAACCACCATCAGAAATAGATTTATATTTACAGAAAGAAAGATTATATTCTTATCTTGAAGAGTTATTTATAAGACAATACAGAGATGATATTGTTGAGGCAGATGATTCTATAGGTTATTATGTAAATAATATCTCTGAGGACGAAAGAGTGGTTATTATGACAAGAGATAGAGATCTTTGTCAACTAATCAATGAAAAAGTTTCAGTTTACGATTTAAATCTTAAAAAGATAGTTACAGAAGAAAACTATTTAGTAGATTTCGATCACCACCCATCAAATTTAAAACTAATAAAAATGATATCTGGAGATGTTAGTGATAACATTAAAGGTATTGTTGGTGTAAGTGAAAAAACATTGGTGAAATTTTTCCCTGAAATTATGGAAAAAACTTTGACTTTGGAATATATTTTTAGTAAAATTGAAGAAATTCAAAAAGAAAGAAAAAATAGATTGAAAACATTAGATAACATATTAAATAAAGTTACCAAAGGATCACAAAAAGAAATGATTTATGAGGTTAACGAAAAGTTAATAGACTTATCTAATCCATTATTAACTGAAGAGTCTAAAACAGATTTAGATCACTTATTTAGTACTACTATGGATCCTGAAGGTAGAGACACTAAGAATGTGATTAATATGATGATAGAGGATGGGTTAATGTGGGCAATACCAGGTGGTAGAGAAGGTTATATAAATTTTTTACAACCATTTTTATCTATAATTAAAAAAGAGAAAAATTATTTTAAAAAAGTAAATGTATAAAATATGAAAAAGAAGTATAAAAGTTACCCTTATGAATTTCTGTTTATGATTAATGGAAATCCTATTGTTGGAAGAAACTTCCCAGTAAACAATTTCAATATAGAATCGTTAAAATCTTATGAAATAAAGGAACTAGTTAGTGGAGTATCAGATATGATTAGAAATTTGTTTAAAGAACGTACCTACGATTATATGGAAAGATATAGTAATTATTATTCTACTAGTACTGAAGAAGAAACAAAAAGTGTGGACATTTACGAAAATGAAGATTTCTTTTCTATACAGATTAAGTATAAAGGTAGAGTGGTTGCGGAAAGAATTTTTAGTGGTAATGACTACCCACCTAATGTTAGATATGATGTCGACATAAGAAAAATTATACCTAAAATCATCGATTATTTGCAACAGGGGTTGAGTGATAAAAATTATACAAAAAATTATTGCGGTTATCAACTTGACGACATATTTATTAATAACTAAATCAGATAAAGAATGGCGAAAAATGAGAGTTTAAATTTAGGTTATTTAGGATATAGTTTCCAAGTAAAATTAGTAAAACAATTAGTAGAGGATCATAAGTTTTCTGAGAGTATTATTTCTATTATCGATCCTAATTATTTCGACAACGAGTACATGAGACTCGTTGTTGCATCTATAAAGGATTACTATGAAAAATATGAAACCATTCCGTCTTATGAAACTATCTTTAATATAGTAAAGAGTGAAGTTAGAAGAGAAATTGCCAGAGAATCTGCTACTGAACTTATTAAAGAGGTTAGAGAATCTGAAAATAGAGACTGTTTACACACACAAGATGTTGCCATTAAGTTCTGCAAACAACAAGAACTTAAGAAGGCTACTCAAAAAATCCAAAAAATTCTAGATGTTGGAGATTTTGATAGATATGATGAATGTGAAGAATTAGTTAAACAGGCTATATCGGTAGGAACAGAAAAAGACGAGGGTGTTGATATCTTTCACGCTATTGAAGAAGTTTTAGCTGATGATTTTAGAGATCCTATACCGACAGGATTGGTAGGTATTGATAACCTTATGGGTGGAGGTTTATCTAAAGGTGAGTTGGGTGTTATACTTGCGGCGTTCGGTGTTGGTAAAACGACATTAATTACTAGAATGGCGAACACTGCGTATTTAGAGGGTAAGAACGTAGTACAAATTTTCTTTGAGGATAATGTTAAAGTTATTCAAAGAAAACACTTAACATGTTTTACTGAGATAGAACTAAGTGAGTTGGGAGAAAGAAAGGAAGAAGTAAAAGAACTACTACCTAGATTCCAAAACTTAGAGGGTAATCTTATACTTAAGAAGATGTCAAGTGATGGTACTACTATCCCACATATCAAACAATATCTACGTAAATTAATTTCTAGTGGTATTAAACCAGACATAGTATTCGTTGATTACATTGATTGTATCCAACCCACTAAACAATTCAAAGATGAGTATAGTGGTGAAGGAAATGTGATGAGACAATTTGAAACTATGTTATCGGAGTTAGATATTGCTGGGTGGACTGCGGTACAAGGTAACAGAAGTGCAATTGGTGCAGACTTAGTAGAGGCGAATATGATGGGTGGTTCTATTAAGAAAGGACAAATCGGTCACTTTATATTATCAGTTGCGAAGACATTAGATCAAAAAGAAGAAGGAAGGGCGACATTAGCCATCTTAAAATCTAGATTTGGTAGGGACGGAGTTGTTTTTGACGACATTGTATTTGACAATGGTACGTTAACTATCGACACTAGTGAAAGTACAGATGTATCACTATTACAACATGGAAAAGGTCAGAAAAAGAAAGAGTCTGATTTCATTAGTGAGACGATAGCGAAGAAGAGGAGTACATTAAATAATAATTAAAATTAGTAAATGGGGATTTTTTAAATGGTTTACTCATATAAATCATAAAGGGAAATACACCCCCTAAAAAAAAGAAAAAAAAATTAAAAAAATGGAGTTGTCAAACAAAATATTATCAGACATTACCGTACATATGAAGTACGCAAAATTTCTCCCAGAAGAAAATAGGAGAGAAACTTGGGAAGAGTTAGTAACGAGAAATAAAGAAATGCATCAAAAGAAATATCCTAATATTAAGGACGATATTGAAGAGGTGTATAAAATGGTATATGATAAGAAAATATTACCTTCTATGAGATCATTACAATTTGGTGGTAAACCTATTGAAATATCTCCTAATAGAGTATATAATTGCGCATATTTACCTATTGATCATGTTGACGCATTTTCAGAAACAATGTTTTTATTATTAGGTGGTACAGGTGTAGGGTTTTCAGTACAGAGACATCACGTTGAGTCTTTACCTGACATTAAGAAACCAAATCCAAATAGGAGTAGAAGATATCTAATAGGTGATTCTATTGAAGGATGGGCAGATGCAATTAAAGTATTAGTAGAGTCTTATTTCGGTGTTAAATCATCTACACCTATATTTGACTTTTCAGATATTAGACAAAAAGGTGCGTTGTTGGTTACTTCAGGTGGTAAAGCACCAGGACCTCAACCACTAAAAGATTGTATTCATAATATTAAAAAGGTATTAGACGCTAAATCAGATGGTGATAAACTCACACCTATTGAGACACACGATATTATATGTCATATTGCAGACGCAGTTTTAGCGGGTGGTATCCGTAGAGCGGCGTTGATTAGTTTATTTAGTGCAGATGACGATGAAATGATTTCTTGTAAGTCAGGTGCGTGGTGGGAACTTAACCCACAAAGAGGTAGAGCTAACAATTCAGCTGTATTACTAAGACATAAAGTAACTAAAGAGTTTTTCTTAGATTTATGGAAAAGAATTGAACTAAGTGGTGCAGGTGAACCAGGAATTTATTTCTCTAATGATAAAGATTGGGGGACGAATCCCTGTTGTGAGATAGGTTTACGACCTTATCAGTTCTGTAACCTATGTGAAGTAAATGCTTCAGATATAGAGTCACAAGAAGACTTTGAGAAAAGAGTTAGAGGTGCGGCGTTTATAGGTACATTGCAAGCAGGATACACAGACTTCCATTATCTTAGAGATGTATGGAAAAGAACTACACAAAAAGACGCATTAATCGGTGTAGGGATGACTGGTATCGGATCAGGTGTAGTGTTAGGTTATGATATGAAATCTGCGGCGAAAGCGGTTAAAGAAGAAAATCAAAGAGTTGCTAAGTTGATAGGTATTAATAAAGCTGCTAGGACAACTACAGTTAAACCATCGGGTACGTCATCTTTAGTTTTAGGGACATCTTCTGGAATTCATGCGTGGCATAATGATTATTATATCAGAAGAATCAGAGTTGGTAAGAATGAAGCAATTTACACTTATTTATCTATTAACCATCCAGAGTTGGTTGAGGATGAAATTTTCCGTCCACATGACACTGCAGTTATATCTATTCCACAGAAGTCACCAGAAGGTTCTATTTTAAGATATGAGTCACCTTTTGAATTATTAGAGAGAGTTAAAAAGGTTTCTAAAGAATGGATTAAGTTTGGACACAGAGGTGGACAAAATACGCATAACGTATCTGCAACAATTTCTTTAAAAGAGGAAGATTGGGAACTTGCAGGGGAATGGATGTGGAATAATAGAGAACATTATAATGGTTTATCAGTTTTACCTTATAATGGAGGAACATACCAACAGGCCCCGTTTGAAGATTGTACTGAAGAAACATATAACACAATGATGAATTCATTAAGTAGTGTTGATTTAACTAAGGTTATTGAATTACAAGATAATACTAACCTATCTGGAGAAGTAGCTTGTGCAGGTGGGGCGTGTG